TAACGTAGTATTGGTTGGTTTCCGTGGAAACAACTTCCTAGAAACCGGTGCTGTATATGCTCCATATATCCCACTAATCCAAACTCCATTGGTCTATGATCCAGTGAACTTCACTCCACGTAGAGGTGTAATGACCCGCTACGCTAAGAAGGTAGTGCGCCCAGAGTTCTATGGAAAAGTTATTATCGGCGATCTCGATACCGTATAATACTTAGTAGAAATAAAATAACTCAAAAACCCCAACGAAAGTTGGGGTTTTTTCTTGCACTAATAAAAAATAATTGACATTACCATAGAACTTGTATATACTTATATTATATGAAAAGTGGTATATACAAAATTACAAATGTTAAGAATGGCAAGTTTTATATTGGTTCTGCTAAAGATATTGATCGTCGTTGGTGGGAACATAAAAATGATTTAAAAAAGAATAAACATAAGAATCCTAAATTACAACACGCTTGGGATTTTTACGGGGAAAACAGTTTTGAATTTATTATATTAGAAAATGTAATAGAATGTGAATTGTTTAAACGAGAACAATTTTATTTAGATATGTTTAAACCCTATATGCGTGATATAGGTTATAATATTACCCCAACCGCAAGTGGAGGCGATAATTTTACACATAATCCTGATAAAGAAGAAACTCGTCAGTTACTATCTGATATTAATCTAGGAGCTAAAAATCCTATGCACGGTAAAAAGCATAGTGATGAGGCTAAAGAAAGGCAACGTGATCGTGCTGTAGGACGTTATACTTTGGAGTGGTTTGTTGACAAGTATGGTATTGACAGTGGTACACTTAAGTACAAGGAGAGAAATGACAAATTGGCTAATCGTAATATTAATTACAGTTATGATAATGGATTAAAAGGCAAAAAGCGTGGTGCTATGAGTGATGAAATGAAACGTAAGATTAGTGAACAAAAGAGAAATTTTGCGCTTAGAAAGAATGAATTTGTTGATGATTTAAAGAGTGGTAGTTTTACTAACAATGCATTAAGTGAGAAGTATGGAGTATCATTAACCACGATCAAATTACATAAAAGAAAATATTAGTTTTATTTTATTTCCCAAGGAAAATGTCCACTTAAAATACAAACAATCCAAAATTTACATCTACATATAAAACTTACAAAGTATAATCTTATAAGTCCAATTATTACTTTGATCCACATATATTCCCAATGTCTAAATTGTTTATTTTGCGTAAATAAATTAATAATAAACAGTTTCGGGTTTGTTTTTACGAATAATAAATCTTCTTTGTATCTGGATTTTACATCCTTTAATGTAATATAGTCTTTCATATTTTTATTCGAAAAATTCGTTGGTAGATGTTACAACGATTTCTTGCACTTCTTCTTTGAACGAAGTATCTTTGGGGTAACTACGAATTTTATGTTTAAGAGATTTAACCAGTTTCTTATTTTCAATCTTGTTGCTTATAAACTTGATATAACGATGTTTACCACTTTCACGTTTGCGCCAAAATGTTCTACCAATACGTTCTTTTAGTTTATCTACACTGTGTGTTTTCCAACGTGCATATACACTTCTACTATGTATCCAATTATAATCAGGAGGACCAACTAAACTAATACTATAGTTAGGCATTATAGCGATATCTACATAGTTATCGCCTTGATATAGAAAGCCAGTTGCTTGATAGATTGTGCCTGTGTGTCCAGCTTCACTATCTGCATAACTAAGAATACATTTAATGTGGGGATATTCAATATTTAATAATCTAAAACTTTCAGCTATAGAATAACTTTCTATATTCTTACCATATCCATCGGCTATCCATAACCGTGTTAATTCCAACACATTATTGTTAGTAAGTAGTGGAGATATGCTGGTACTTGCATTTCTACCCACGGCATTTCCATATACTAATACACCTATCAGGTGTTCGTTAAAACCCCCAAAGAAAGTACTTTCGACGTACTCTTTGTAATAAACTCCATAAGATACAGTACAAAGTGACCACTTGTGAGTATAGTGGTTCTTTTCAATAAGACTTTTTGCAACATTCTTATTGATGCTTTTGAGGTAAATTAATGAGGGGTCAAAATACTCCGACATTATTTCATTATAACAATATAACTCGACATGTCAAGATTTATATGAATTAACACAATATATTTAATTCGTATCTCTCTACTAATATGTTTATGTTTTGTTCTATTTTGGATATATAATCTATCGTTCCATATTGATGTAGATTATAGTAGTGGTTATGTAACATTGGTTTAACTAATTTATTCCAGAATCCGGGGGTTTTATGAACCATATCTTCAAATGAATTATACATGTTTATTTTGTTAAACCTTTGATATTCATCAAACTCTTTGTACAATCTCTCTAATTTATCAACGTATAATTCGTCACTCATTTGACTCAACCAATCTGCCAATGCCACACACGCACCTAGTTCATTTAATCCAACATTATAATTTGGTTTGAAATAATCGGTAGTTTTAATCAATTTACAAATTTTGTTCTGTTCTTCTTGAGTCAGTATTTCCGAGAAGTTTTTGCTTACAAACTCACACCCTCTATCCACATGACAATTTATATATTGAGCTCCTGTTCCTAACTTTTCATCTTTGTTTTTTAAGAAACCAATGTCATGATACAACGTTGCGATCACACCACAGAAAAAATTGTTTGGATCTTTTGTTATTATAGATTCTTTTACAATACCATCATATATGTCTACAAACACCTCAACGCTTGATAAAAAATGATCTATATTATGATATTGTGTTTTTAATCTATAGTATTGATCATTTCCGTTTACACATAGTTCTATTAAAAAGTCATAAAGAAACTTGATTCTAGGATCGGTGTGTTTGAACAACCGATTTGACGTTGTGGTAATGTAATCTAATGTGGTATTCATGTTAACTTTTTGATTTTAAGTTTAAGGGTTCATATACCTTCACAGGTATGTCCTTTCCTTTTACCTTGACCTCGACTACATAGTGATAGGCGATATCATCTTTACTTTTTTCATATACGGATTCGGACACTAAAATCTTTGTTTTATAAGTTTTATTAGCCGACTCCAAACGAGACGCTAAGTTAACAGTATCACCAGTGACTGTGTAATTCATACGATTGCTGGATCCAATATTTCCAACAATTACTTCGCCACAATTTATACCTATTCTGGTTTTAAAGACAAATTTCTTTTCTTGAAATTCCCATCTTTTGTTTAATTTATCTATTTCATCACTTATCTTAAGAGCAGTTGCAACAGCTACACTCTCATGATTTTCTATTTTATTAGGAGCATTCCAAAATGCCATTACAGCATCACCTATGAATTTGTCAACGGTGGCACCACTTTCTTCTAAACAATGTACATATACGTCAAAATATTCATTTAAAGATGTAACAACTTCATCCACATCGTTGTTTTCGGATATGGTTGTAAATCCTTCGATATCACTAAACAATACCGTTACGTATGTTTTTTCACCACCGATTTTTGCATCTTTACCTTGAGTTATTAGTTGTTTAACAACCTTATCAGGAACATATTTTGCAAATGATCTCAACCCAGTTTTAACCTTATCAGTTGCATCAATCATATCATTTACTTCACTGATGTTGCTATTGAAGTCGATGTGGCCATCTAAATTTAAATCTCTCAATTTAAGAATTTCATCTCTGACTCTGTAGAGAGGTTTTCTAATTGCGTTAGTCATCCAAATTATAATTGGACATATTAAAATTAACAATGTAAAAAATACACAAGTAAACTTCTTTTTATAATCAACGATGTATTTGTCCGCGTCAACAGATTTAATATCACTACATACAACATAAATTAATTTTCCATTCTTAAATATAGGTTTATAAGCAGATAAAAATGTACCCCACTTATCTGTATAATAATCACTTTCAAAGTATATTTCCTCTTTAGTATTTTTAAACAATTCTTTTAATCCATCGCCAGCATCATCATATACTTCACCCAACTTAGCCTGTTCTGATACATCATCACCACAATCTATTATATAAGTGATATTTGTACCTATTTGTCTTACTATATAAACAAACTTAATATTTTCTATTTGACGCTTAATATCTACAATCTGTCTTCTATAGTTAATAAATATTTCACTTTGTTCTTGTTCATACTTAGTAAAACTATCAATTTCATATGGGTCAAGAATACTGCTACAAAGATTTACAGATGTAGTTAAACTTCTCTTTAAACTATTCTTTGCTATATCTTCTATTGCAAATATCAATAAAAAGAAATAAACAACGCTTACCAATGCCAAAATGAATATGGTACTTGTAGATAACGCAAATTTTAAATTGAACTTAAATCTATTCATAGTGATATCCTCAATCCAAATGAATAAGTGTACACAATACTATTGTCTGGAGAACTAAATGGTTTGTCTATTTCTCCCACGGTAAATATTCCTAAAAACTTATTTACATCATAATCAAATCTAATCACACTACCATAATAACCATATCTAT